GATTGAGAAAGTTCAGTTAGTTTCGAATCAGACTCTGAGATCGGCCAGGGCGACGGGCGCGACAACGGCATCCGGCTCAAGATCGCCGAGGACGTCTTTGCTCTGGGCTCCACCGCCATGGTCGGAGGGCAGATGCCCGCAGGCGCGGGTCTCGCAGTTCCACCCCGAGCGCTGATGCGCCGGATGGTTCAAGAGGCCCCGTATTGGCTGCTGGTGCGCGCGCTTGGCCACAGCGAGGCCGACCGTATCCTTACCGACGACCCTGACGCAGGCGCGCTGGTGGCCACCGGCGAGCGCCCAAGTGCGGACGCCCTGGCCGCAGAGCTCTGGATTGATCCGGGCACTGGCGCGCGCGCAGCAGGTACCGCGGCATTCGCCCCGACGGCGCTGCTGGCGGCGGCGGTGTCCGGTGATCCCGAGGCACGCGTAATCCTCGTTACGGACTGGCAAGACATCGGCGAGGTCGGGATCGGCACGCTGGCCGCTATCGGCGGCGAGCTGGTGCGCATTGACGGCATTACCCCGCAGGCGATTACCGTGGGGCGTGGATGTCTCGACACCGTCCCGCAAGCCCATAGTGCGGGTACGGCCGTGGTGTTTTTCGACGAGGTTGCACAGATCACTGAGAGCTCCTGGGCCGCAGGCGAGACCCTTGCGGTTCGGCTTCTGCCCGAGACCGGGCGCGGCACGCTGGCCTTTGCGCTCGCCCCTGAGGACACGGTGACGCTAGAGCGCCGTGCGCTGCGCCCGCTGCCACCGGGCCGGGTGCTGGGCAATGGCAGCTATGCCCCAGACCCTCGAGCGCTGATTGACGGGGATGTTGCGCTGACCTGGGCGCACCGGGACCGGCTGACCCAGACCAGCCCGGTGATTGCAGACTATACCGCCGCCTCCATCGGGCCGGAGCCGGGGGTGAGTTACATCATCGAGATCCGCTGGGTTGATCCGGATACCGGCGCGCAGTTTGAGACGCCCGCTGCTGTCATCGATCTCGGGACGGCCACCAGCCGCACTCTGACTTTTGAGGACATCCCGGATGAGACAGCACCCGACCGGGTGGTTGAGATCGACGTGATGGTGCGCGCCCGCAGGAGCGTGGGCGGGACCTGGATTTACGCACGCGCGCACCGAACCATGCGCTTTGCCGCGCCCTTCGCCGCTGGGTGGGGCGAGGCCTGGGGCTTTAACTGGGGCGGCTAAGCCATCGGCTCGCTCCCCTACGCCCCACTTATCTGATCACCCTTATCTAACGAGGACGATATGCCGGAACGGATTCTGCCGGGGCTGGGGCTGCGCGCCTTTTATGAGCCCGGCCAACGCAACTGGGGTGAGAGTATCAGCGAGGACCTGCGTCTTGTCTCCGCCTTGGTGCAGGCTCGCGCCCTGTCGCGCAGCACCTCGCTGCCCACGAGCGGAAGCCTGGGCGACATCTACATCGTGCCGGGCGCTGCTGCGACGAACGCGAACAACATTGCGCTTTGGGACGGCACACCGGGCACAGAGGCTTGGGTTTATCTTGCGCCAGAGCCCGGTTGGGAGCTCTGGATCCTCGATGAAGAGCTGCGAGTGCGCTTTACCGGGTCGGCTTGGGTCGATCTTCCGCGCCTCGGTGTTGTGCAGGTCCGCACGCTGATTGGCACCGCGCATACACTGGAGCTCATCGATACAGGCAGCATCCTCGAGACCACCGGGGCCTCCGCCGTGACCGTCACGATCCCCGATGAGGCGACCGTGCCCTTCGCAATCGGCACGCTGATCAACCTCACCCAAGCCGGGGCCGGAGTGGCAACGGTTGAGGCCGCCGCCGGGGTGTCGTTGAACGGCGTATCCGGCGGATCAGTCGCCCTAGAGGCGCAATGGTCCGGTGTCGCCCTGACCAAGCGCGGGGCGGATGCATGGATCATCCAAGGCGCATTGGCCGGAGCCGTCGCTTGAGCCTTCTGATGCAGCGCGCCGCGATCCTCGCGCAAGGCACAGCGACTGTGCCACCCCCGGTCAGTTCCGGCAGCGCGTGGGAGTTGGACACCACCCGCCATCCCGCAGGCTACGCCCTGACGGACGGCAATCAGACCGCCGTCAATACCGCAGGCGGGAGCAATTACACGCGCTGGGTCCCCACAGCCAAGGCAATCTCTGCGGCCGATGGGCGGCGCTACTGGGAGGTGGCCTGCGCCCCGGGCGGAGCAGGCAGCTTCAACGGCTATATGGGGGTGATCTCGGCAAACCAGCGCGACGCGTTTGATGCGGACACCAACCCGGTCACGCGCGGCTCGATCGGCTGGCGCGGCAACGGCACACTCTGGGCCTCGGATACTGCATCAGCAGCACAGCGCCTCACCGGCCTGCCAAGCTTTGGCGCGGGCGATGTCGTGATGTTCGTGTTCGATCCTGCTGCTGCCAGCCTCTGGATTGGCAAGAATGGTATCTGGCGCGATAATCCTGTCACCGGGTCTCCAACATGGACCTCCGCAGGCCCGTCCCCCTTCTACCCCCAGATCCAAGGCCGCGACCCGGGCGACGGCGGCACCCTGCGCTCACTGCCTGCCCAGTTCAGCTATCCCGTGCCCTCGGGCGCAGAACCCCTCGGACAACAAGACCCAACCCTGCGGATCTATCAAAGCCAAGCCTTCCTCGAGATCGGTTGGGACACCGGGCTCAGCATCGCTGCGCTGGAAGCCTGGCGCGATCTGGGCGGTGGGCCGCATCTGTCTACGGCCGGCGCGGCGTTGGTCATTGATCACGGCGGTAGCTCCGCCCTGACCGCCTCTCAATCTGAGCTCTTTATCGAAGTGGACCTGCCATGAGTTACATTCTGCATCTGGGCCATCAGCCCTCCGACATCTCTGGCATCACAGGGCTTTTGAACACCACGCCCATCGGGTTCGATCCCGACCTCGACGTCAATGCCATCCGCTTCAGCGGTGCTCGAACCTACAGCTCGCCCTTTTCCTTTGCCGTGCCTGAGCCTGCGGGCGATCTCTGGCTGAGCTTTCGCTACGTGCCCCCCAACAGCGACGCCAATAGCATCAGCTCATCCAGCGCCAACTTTCTGGAGATCTATGACATAGCCAACCTGATGATTGCCCAGATCAAGCCAAGCAATGCGACCAACCGCTATCATGCCATCGCCCATGGCGACGCGGCGGTCCAAGGTGCCTCCAGCTACACCGCGCCCAGCGGCCAGCCGCAATGGATCGATCTGCGGGTGGCTGTCGGGGCCGAGATCACCATCGATTTCTATGTCGATGGGGTTCTGCACAGTACGGCCACCGCCCCCAATACCGCAGCCAAAGGCAAACCCCGCACCATCGTCTTTGCCAACACAGACCTGCATGGGATCTCGGCGACACGGACCTGGTATTACGCCCATATCGCGGCTCTCGACGGGGTCTCGACCATCGGACGACGCTTCGTGCGCCGCAGCCCAAACGCGCTGGCCAGCTTTAATGAGATGGTTGGCAGCCTAGATGCGCTCAAGGACGGCGATATTGCCACGCGCGTGGCGAGCACCACCGCTGGTCAGCGCATGTCCTTCTCACTGACCGGGCCAACCGGGCCCAGCGCGGTCTCAGCGATTGCAGGCGTGCATCTCAAACAGATTGCCCAAGCCGGCACTGGCGGGCCCACTGCCACGGCCGGGTTCCTGCGCATGGGCGGGGTAAACCATGATGCGGGCGCGGTGACCGTGCCGAGCGTTGCGCCAACCCCGGTGTATTCCAGTTGGGCGCTCAATCCAGCGGGGGCAGCGGCGTGGACCAGTGCCACGCTGCCAACGGAAGTTGGGATCGTGGCGGCATGAGCCCGCGCCGTTCCGGGCAAGGCCATGTCCGCATGCCCGACGCCGAGTTCGAGGCGCTGTTGGCCCGCGCCGCCCAGCAGGGCGCGCGCCGCGCGCTGGCCGATGTCGGGCTCGACGGCAAGGACGCTGCACTCGATATCCGCGACCTGCGCTCCTTGCTCGATTGCATTCGCTTTGTGCGCCGCACGGCCGTCCAGACATCCGTGCATCTCATCACCACGGGCGTGATCCTGGCACTGCTGGCCGGGATTGCCGTGAAGCTCAAAATCTTCGGCGGCGGTCCGTAGAGGCGCGCGTCCCCCAGTTTGGCGGTCGGTAGCGGCCCGCTTCCCAGTTCAACCGCCAAGTTCACCACCACGTCCTGAACCGCTCTTCGGCGGGGTGAGAGCCATGCTCTCGCCCTACGGGGCGGACGTGACGCCTCAACGAGCCGTCTCGAGCAACCAACGCCCCGAGCCCCTGCGAGGGGCCGGGATAGCAATTCCAATGGAGGATACCATGAGCCCTACCTTCTACGCCCACTGGCGCAATGTGCCCGAGCAAGCCTGGCGCTGGCGCAACTTCTCGCCCGCAGAGATTGCCTGCCGCGGCACCGACAAGCTGCTGCTCAACGGACCTGCGCTCGACAAACTGCAGGCGCTGCGTGACCTCCTCGGCAAGCCGCTGATCCTGCGCTCGGCCTATCGCAGCCCAGAGCACAACCACGCGATTGAAGGGGCACTGAATTCGAAGCACATGCGCGGGGCCGCGTTTGATATTGAGATGGCAAACCATGATCCCGTCGCGTTTGAAGCAGCCGCCCGAGAGGTCGGGTTCCTTGGGTTTGGCTTTTATCCACGCTCGGGCTTTATCCATGTCGATTTGGGACCAGACAGATGGTGGGGCACGCGCTTCGCCGTCCGTGCCAGCGCCTTCGCCGCAGAAAAGCCCCTCGCCCGTGAGGTGCTTGCAGGCAGCCGATCCCTGAAGGGTGGCGGAGCTGCGGGTGTGGCAACGCTGGGGGCTGCGGGCGTTGAGGTCGCCCAAGGTGTGCTTGCCGAGACGCAAGGCGCAATCCTGCCCCTGGTGCCGTATCTCGACACCCTGCGCTGGGTGTTCATCGCGGTGGCCCTCGCAGGTGTTGTCGTGACGATCTACGCCCGGTTTGATGATTGGCGCAGGGGGCAGCGATGATCGCAACGTTGTTCGGCGGGATTATTGCCAGCCCATGGGCGCGGGCCGCCCTGCGCTACGGCGCGATCGCGGCTGCCGTCCTGTTGTTCTTACTTTCAATGCGCCGCGCCGGAGAGCGCACCGGGCGGCTCGCCGAACGCCTCGCAACCACGGAGAAAGCCAATGACGCTCAACGCAGAATGCTGGAGGCAGCGGCGC